TTGTCGGACGCGGTGACGTTCGATGAATTGGTCCATCCGGACGCGCTGGACGGTGATAGTGTGATCGACGCCATCGCCCTACGCCCTGACTACCCTAGATGCCGAGTGTCATCGTGACGGTGAGCTGCCACGTCGCGGCGGCGGTTTTGGTCCCGAGATCCTCGGCCTTGCGCGACCACATCTGGCCGCCGGAGGCGGCATTGAAAATGCCCCACTCCTTCCAGCCGTGGTTGGCGTCCGAGGTGCCGTAGGTGGCGCGGAATGTCAGCACGTTACTGGCGCGTGTCGGATAGGTCGCGTCCATCCCCTTGCGGGTCTTGTTCGTGCCCTGCAAATCGGTCTGCGCGCCAGCCTGCGCGGTCGTGCCGTCACCAACACCCAGATAGGCGTTGGTGTTGTTGAGCTTGGCGTAGGAGCTGCCGCCGATGGTGGCGTCGGCCAGCATGTCGGCCGCCAGATTCTGTAGTGCCATCTAGTCCCCCTGTGTTGCGTAGCGTCGCTGGTAGCGCGCCTCCAGTCGTGCGATCTGTCGGTCACTGGTGACGGTGCGGCCGGTCGGCGTGAGCCACTCGACGGACTCGACGGTGCGCGTCGGCGGGTCGCGCTCTGGGTCGGCGTCGCCCTCCCAGCAGTCGAGCATCGCCGCGATGCGCGTGTATCCGGATACTCCCTGGTCATTGGCGCGGATCGTCATTAGTCACCCTCACCACTACTGGCCACATCACTATCCTGTCACCAACGACCGCCCGGTGTCAAGCCGCCGACGCGGTCTATCGGTAGGCCGGCCAGAACTCGATCGTGAGCTGCGCGTTCGGGCAGCCGGTCACGGTCAGCGACTGCGTGCCCGGCAGCAGCCGCATGAACGACACCTGGACGATGCCTTGCGCAAAATTCGCGTAGTCATTCGTCCAGGTCCCGCCGTTGTCGGTCGTGTACTCGACCCTATACGCTCCGGCGTCTACCCGGAGCGCGTGGTTGCCGTTCGCGGCCGTCCGGCTCGATGACCACGACTCGCCAGTCAGCGGGTGTGACACCGCCGGCGCCGCAAAGCCGCCCGCGCCGTTCGCCTCGATCAGGAATGAGATCGCCGTCGCGTCGGCGTTGCCGGGATTCGTGATCGCGACCAGCTCCGAGCCGCTGTCCAGCGTCGCCGTGACGGTGGTCAGCGTCGCGCCGCGCCACTCGGTCTCGCGCTGGAACTCCAGGCCGATCGCGGCCGAGCGCAGCGAGCGGTAGCTGACGACCGGACGCGGCACGCGTGTCGCCCGCGCCCATGCCCAGCGCTCGCTGCCGTCGGCGCCGATCGACCAGAGCTTCCCGCGACCGATCTCCAGCACGGCGCCGGTGAGCGCCTCGGCCGCCGCGTCGAGCGCGATGCTGTCGGCGCCGGTCAGGAGCGCCCGCACGCGCTCGGTCGCCAGACCCAGCGGCGCGTGCCCCTGACCGTGCAGATCGACCGCGTAGCTCAGACCGACCGCCGGGACGAGCGCGTTCCGGATCTCCTGGTCGGTCTCGAACTCCGCCAGCGACAGCGGAAACGTCGCCGTCGTCAGGCCATCGGCCGAGACGAATTTGTAGATGTGCCGCGCGCCAGCCATCAGGCGGCCCCTCTCGCTCGCAGCGCCGCCGTGACGGCCCAGCCGATGTCACGTGCCGACCGCTCAGCGTCGGCGCGGTCGCGCGCCTGGATCGTGACCGGCGCGTTAAACTGCACCGTCACGCCGGCCGCGACCGCCGCCGTCCCGCGACGCCCTCCGCCGTCGGCGCCGGCGATGTCCCCGCTCATGCCGCCGCGTAGCACCGCCATCCCCGCCATGCCGCCGGTCGGCACGGGCGCGAGCGCGGCGCGGCTGGCCTGCTGCCCAGCGCGTGTGATCTCGCCGATACCGGACAGGATGCCGCGCGCGACACCCTGCGAAAACGGCATGCCGATCAGCTCATGGGCGACGCGCGATGGTGAGCTGATGCCGAGCCAGCCCTTGGCCGCGTCGATGGCGCCTTTGACGACGTTGATCGCCGCCTGCGCGGCCTGCCAGGCCATGTCCTCGATACCGCCGATCAGGCCGGAGATGATGTCGCGGCCAGCGGAGTAGAGCCAGGACCCGGCCCCGGATACCCCATCCAGGACGGCCGTTTTCATGGCTGACATGGCGCCAGCCAGCGACCCGAAAAGCCCGGTGATGCCGTTGATCACCCCCTGGAGGATGTCGCGACCCCAGCCAGGCGCCTTCGAAATCAGATCATCAAGCACCTCGGCGACTTTCGAGCGCGCCGAGTCGAAGGTCGTATACGCCTTATCCGGCAGCGATGAGATCGCATCGACGATCCCGGACAAAATCTCGCCGGCCTTTCCGACCGCGTCGTCCTTCAGCCCGCCGAGCAGCTCCATCGCCCGCCCGGCCATGTCGGTCACGATCCCGGCGACATCGCTCGGTAGGGATGTGATCGCCGACAGGAGACCGGCCAGCAGCTCGCCGGCCTTACTCGCGCCATCCTGGACCCAGCCGGCCAGGAGTGACGCGGCCTGACCGGCCATGTCGGTCACGATCCCCGCGACGTCACCCGGCAGCGATGAGATCGCATCGACGATCCCGGACAAAATCTCGCCGGCCTTCGTGGCCGCGTCGACCGCCCAGCCCGCCAGGAGCGTCGCGGCCTGCGTGGCCATGTCGAGGATGACGCCGGCGACCGTCGCCGGCAGCCCACCGACGATCTGCCCGATCGCGTCGATGACCCCGGAAACCATCGTCTTCGCGGCGTCCCAGGCGCCGGCGAAATCGCCGGTGAGGAGCGCCGAGACGATGCCGATCACGCCGGTCACGATCGCGACGAGCGCATTCCAGTAGCCGGTCATGGTCTGGATCGCGGCCGGGATGAGCACCTGAAAAACGTTCACGATCGCGTCGAAGGCCGGCGTCACGAAGGCGACCATCGCGCCGACGATCCCCTGGATATTCAGGAAATTGTTCTGCCAGGCGAGCCAGAGCAGGACCAGCGCCGCGCCGATCAGGACGAAGACGCCGATGATCGGCAGCATAGCCGCATTCATCGCCAGCCAGCCGGCGACCGACGCGTAGAGCGCCGGGATCTGGAGCAGTAGCGCCGGGATGAGGCTGGACAGGATCGAGAACGCGACCCCGACGAAGGCCGGCGCCAGGAAGATGAGGATCGGGATCAGATTCCCCTGCACGAATGACACGACCGGCTGGAAGGCGCCGAGGATGCGCGACGCGCCATCGATCAGGCCCGTGATGCCGCCGACGACGAGCGCCAGGACCGGGATCAGGTACGCGCCCAGCTGCTCCTGCAATTCGCCGACCTTATCAGTCATGATCGCCATTTTGCCGGCGTCCGAGGCCGCGAACGTCGCCGCCTGCCCGCCGAATTTCCCGTCGACGGCGTTCAGGAGATCCTGCGCGGTGGCGTTCTTATCGACCTGGATGCCGTAGCGGGACAGGACGCTGACATTTTCGTCATTGACCCGGCCGAGGAGCTTCGAGGCGGTGACCAGGTCCATCCCGGTCCCGCGTGACAGGTCCTGCGCCAGGCTCATGCGTCGGAGCGCCTCATCGGTGTCGCCGGTGGTCGCGGTCAGGAGTGCCAGTCCGTCACGGACCTGATCGTCGGAGAAGCCCTTCGCCTGCCCGCTCGCGATCGCCTGGTCGATGGCCTGCGCGTACGGCCCGAATGAGCCGTCGGCATTTTTGACCGCCTGCTCCAGTTTCGCCGTCGACGCCGCGTCATCGGCGGCGCCCTTGGCCATCTCAAAAAGCTTGCCGGGGAGGTTGGTCAGCGCCGCGCCGACGACGAAGCCGCCGGCAGTCCGGGCGATCTCGCCCATTTTCGGCCCGACGCCACCGGCGGCCTGATCGACGTCCTTCAGGACGCTCGATGCCTGGTCAGTGGCCTTTAGCAGGATGTTGATCGTCCCGGCGTCCATCCCGCCTCACTCCTCACTCGACCCGAGCGTCCGTGCCGCCCGTGCCTCGGCGACGATCTCGGCCTCGATTTCCAGCACCTGCTGCCCGGATGCGGTCTCATAGATCGATGTCTGCGCCTTCGTGTTCCCCCGCGCCTCACGCAGCTGCCCCCAGGTGCGAGCGTAGGCGCGTAGGTCGAGGATGGTCTCGATCAGTCCGAGCGGCGCATGCTCGACCACCCAGACGGCGCGGACCGGGTCGATCGCGAACTCCTCGCACACCCGGCTCATGACCCACTCCGGGAGCGCGACTGCCTCCGCGTCCCCCTCCAGGAGGCGGTGCAGCCGCATCAGCCGTTTTTTCGGCTGGCCTCATCACGCGCCGGCAGCGACAACGCCAGGATGCGCCGCGCAACCACCTCGACCGTCTGCTCGTCCAGGTCCTCGCGGTTCGGCGCGTTGACCTTGCGCGCGTCCGACCAGGCGACGATGCCGTCATGGATGACCGACCAGCGATCGAAGTCGTTCAGCGCGTCGGTGTCCGCCTCGGCGACTGCCTGAGCGACCGTCGCGTCCTCACTGGCGCGCCTGACCGCGGCAAAGACGTCGCCGCCGAAGCTGCGCGCCGTCTCGGCCGCGGTGCGCTCGCGAGCTCGGCGCGCGTTTTCCAGTTGCTTCGCGGACAGCTTGCGGATATCGATCCACTCGCCGCCATCCAGATCGACCCGCTCGGTGATCCCGGTAACAAACATCGCTGGCCCTCCCCATAGTCGTCACGGTCGGTACTGCCGACTATGACTATCTCTGCGCACTCGCTCAGGCCTCGGTGACCGCGCCGGTCGGCTTCAGCGTCGCCTTGTACTTCGTCGACTCCTTGACCTTCGCAACCCGCTCGTATCCGGAGATGATGGCCTCGACGCTGGAGGTCTTCGTCCCGCCCCACGTGATCTTGAGCGTCCGGGTCGCGCCCAGGCCGCCGCCGAAAATGACGTCCGGGCCGGTCGTCGCGGTGTCGTCATAAAAGCCCGACAGCTCGACGTCATCAGACATCGTGACGCCCGATGCGAGCGACGTCTCCCACGCCGCGCCGAACACCGTCGACTCCTCGATCACGTGCTCCAACTTGAACTCGTTGATCTCGGTGATGTGCGCGGACATATCGACCAGCGTGCCGCCGGAGTTATCGACCTCGATCTTCAGGTCGTCGCTACCGTACTTCGCCATCTCTGGACCCTCCTCCTCGCCGCCGGCCTACAGCCGCGCGACACCGACGGTAAATGTGATACTCGCGCCCGCGCCGGGCGTGCCGGTGAAATCCCACGCCACCGCCAGGTACCGATTGACCGTGCCAGCGACCACCACCCGCTCGGCGACCGCGGCGGCCGTGACGGCAGTAAACGACCCGAGGTTGACGAAGGTTGTGTTATCGGCCGAGTCCATGACCTCGATCGCGACGCCCGTCGCGCCGTCCAGCGTCAGCGCGGTCACCGACAGATAGAGCGCCGCGCCGTCCGCGCTGGATGCTCCGCCATCGACCGACGCGGCCGTCGTATCACCGTCGGCAGTCCGTGCCACCAGCGCATGCACGATCGCGCCCTCATCGGCCGCGCCGCTTGCGTGGTACTCCGCCTTGGCCTTGTGCAGCTCGCCGACCTTGACCACCCGCTCATAGCTCTCGACCAGCGGACCGGCGGCGCCGACGAACGGCGCGGCGGCGACGTTGCCGGCGTAGCCCAGCATGATGATCGATGGGGATCCGAGACGCGCGCTCAGGACATCGTGGATCGCGCCCGTCGCGTCGTCGAAGAACCCCTCCTGGCTCATCTCGAACTTCATCAGCCCCGTCGCCGCGTTCTGCTCGTAGGCGTCACCGAGGACGGTCGTCTCCTCAAGGCGCGCCTCGCGGGTGTCCGTGATCGTCGTCAGATAGCCGCGGACATCCTGCCCGTTGATCAGGACGTAGGCGACATCGGCGCTACCGTGGGTCCCCATCTGGCTCCCCCTCCTCGTTCCGCGATCGTCGCGTCGCCGCCGCCGGCTCGATAATCTCCTGCTGCGTCAGCCAGACGATGGATGATGCCGGCAGATCGGCAACGATCTCACCGATCGCCGCGCGCCGGATGTGGACCGGCCGGCCGTCCATCTTTGCCGGCGTATACATCAGCGAGCGCAGCACCCGGTAGCGCGGCTTAGCGGCCATCGACGGACACCGCCTCTCCGCTGCCCGGCTCCGGGTCGTCGTGCACGTGGCCACAGACGCCGCATGTCCAGTGCTCGCCCGACTGACCGAAGGCCGCGCGCTGTCGGCGCTGGTTTCGTGGGTGGTCGCAGGCCGGCGGCGCGCTCGCCTTCGGCGCTGGCACCTCCTGAGCACCGAGCTGGAAGAGCAGCGAGTCGACCATCTCGCGGATAGCCAGCGCGGTATGGACGATCCCGCGTGGGTCAGACATAGACGATCACCACCTCTACGATGCGTGCCCAGAGTGAGTCAGTCGGCGTCTCGCGGCCGCGCACGTCCTGGATCGCCAGCGCGACCGTCCGCTGCGCCGTGCCGTGGAAGGCCAGCAGCGCCGCGACGACCTGCTGTGTCAGCGCGACGACGGCCGCCTGCGTCTCGGCCCAGATGTCGATCTGCCAGCGATCGCGCCAGCAGCCGACGGTCCGGTCGATCGCGTGCTCCGGCGTCCGCGCGATCAGCTCATACGTCAGCGCTGGCCAGGTGACATCCTGCGGCCAGCGCCCCGGATAGACGCGACTGCCGGCGAGCGCGGTGCCTTCCAGCGCGGTGACGAGGTCGGTTTCGATGTCTGCCATCCGCCTACCTCCCCGACGACGCCACGAGATCGCGGACCGCGCCGGCGATCTCGCGCATCGCGGCCGATCGCTCGCTCTCGAAGGCCGGCCGCATGTACGGCTGCGCCGGGATATGCACCGGCCCGCGTGTGTAGATCACATCGCCGCCGACCTCGAAGCGGAGATAGGTCGCGTTCACCGGCGCGATGTCGCCGCCCTCCTCCTGGATCCGTGCATAGACGAGGTCGGTGCCGATGACCACCTGACGCGGGCTGCGCTCCAGCACGTGGATGCTGCGAGCGAGAGTCCCCGTGAGTTTCGGCGCGTTCGTCTTCGCGGCGTTCATGATCGGCAGCGCACCGGCCAGGAGCGCGGCTTCCATCTGGTGTCCCTGGAGCTTGCCGACGACCGCACGCAGCGCCGCCTGGACCTCCTCCTCACCGGTGACGTCGATCTCGATCACTCGGCTACCCTCCCGCCTGGACGGTCTGGCAGTGGAGATTCGTCCAGCCGCCGTGCGGTCCGCTATCGACGGCCTGGATATCCCAGACCCGGCCGTCGTCGCCGACCGCACGCTGCCCGGCCTCAATCGGCCAGACGCCGGCGACGAGGATCAGCGTGCTCGTGACCGACCAGGTGCCATCGGACGATGACGGCTCGCTGCCACCGGCCGGCGCGATCGCCGCCGGCAGCGCGATCATTCCAGTCACGTTCGCCCAGGTCGGACGCGGATCGCCGTAGCTATCCCGCGTCCGTGTCGCCGCCTGGATGGTCACCGTCTGCGGATAGTGGCCCGCGCCGACCAGGTCGGCGGCGAGCCGTGGCGACACGATCGACCGGATACCCATCTAGATCACCCCGCGTCGCGACTGCGAGATAAGCCGCTCGCGATAGGCGAACGGGTCCGAGACGCCGACGGTCTCGGCGCTATCCCAGAGCGCATCATCGGCGTCTCCATCACCCAACTCCGCCGCCTGGCGCCGCAGGACCGCCGCCTGCTCACGGAGCGCGCCCGCGACGGCCG